AGCCCGCCCGTGCTATTTGTCCAGGTTAGTTGGTGTAATTCCCAGTCCGCCGTTGCCGTTATGGTGCTGGTCGCCCGCGCCGCGCCGTTCGTGGCGTCGTAAATTGTGACGGTTCCCGTTGGGGTTGACGTGGCCCGGTAGGTGTAAAGCGTCAGGGCGATTGACTGGCTATTGCTGAGATTGACGCCGTTTGACTTGACATTCTGTGACGTTGCCCCGGCTACAAACTTACCGGAGTAAGCACCCTCGTAACTTTGCTCGGTTGACCGCGTAAACGTGCCACCGCTGGCCGTCCAGTTATTGACACTCGCCTCTAATGACGGGTTCTTAACCTGATTTCTCAGCTTGCTTGTTTCCGGCTTAATCAGTTCCCAATTACCGCACATTTAGCCCCCTGCAATGGCCTTCATATAGTTAAAACTTTGCATCACGTTATCAGGATTGGCAGGCGTCAAATAGAGGTTGTAGGTATCGCCGCCCCTGGTTTGCCCGGCAGGGGTAACGGTCACATGCTCACCCGATTGGACACGCATGGGGTAGGAATCATTAGGATAGCCAGGGGGTACGATAAAATCCGCGCCGCCCGCCATGCCTGGCCCTTCTAAATTCTGATAGCCCCCGCCACCGTAATTGACGCCTGACGTGTCGCCCCCGTGTACATTTACTTGAACGTCAACGGATCGGGGTATGCTGTTGAGTTTGTCTATAAATGCCTGCGTTGCCCCTACAGCGTTGGACGTGTTGAATTCGTCAAGGCTAGTTTGTAATGAGCCAACTGCACTGGTTGAACCAGTCATGGCGTCATTCATCAGGATGACACTGCCCGTTGCGTCATTTACCAAAATATTGCTACTTTCTAGTCCCGCCTGAAAATCAGCTAACGAGGTGACGGCATCGCTAATGCTCATGGTTCCGTTGGCGATTGCTTCCCCCAACATCCCGGCATACTCAATCATAGCCGCCTGTTTCAGGATGTTTTCGGCTTGTGCTTCTGTGAGTTGCCCGGTTGCCAGGGCTAACCCCACTAACGCCTCGGCACTTCCCCCGGCGGCGTCCAGGCTGTTGTACATAACTTGATTAAGGTTTACGCCCTCTTCGCCCGCCTCTATTGCCATCGTAGCATAATCGCCCGTCGCGGCATTGTGGGCGGCAATTGCTTCAGCACTGGCATAAATTGCCCCGGTAACAGTGGGGATTGTCTCGCCCCATTCCACCAACCGGGCATTGGCTTGTGCTACCATTGCCTCGTTTTCGCTCATGTGGCTATTGGTCTGTACCAGTTTATCTTGAAACTCGGCATAAGCATCAGAGTTTTGGTATACCGCCGTTGCGTGTTCCCTGATAAATGGCAAAGCGTCAGCTATGGCGTCGCCGTGTAATTCTATCGCTTCTCGCCTATCATCTATAGCCGTGAGACTGGCTATCATCGCCGCCCGTTCTTGCTCTAATTGACGCTCAAGGGCGGGCATTGATTGAGTGGCAAGGGTGTAGGTGGATTGGTTAATTTCGTCTAATCCATCAATCAATCCTTTTGACCACTGTCCTGTTATGTAAGACGCAAATGCCTTCCCGAATTTTTCCCCAAATGACGCCGCGCCATCGGCAGATTCAAATAATCCGCCTGCCATGTCGTTGATGTTGGTAATCAACTCCTGACTGAATGCCGCCTGAGCCGTGTCCTTAAAGTTCGCCGCGTTTGCCTCAAGAATTGCCAGTTTCCCGGCGGTCGTGTCGGCGGCATCACCCAAGAGCTTTACCTTCTCTTCTCCGGCTTCCAAAATGGCAAACTTAAAGGCTTGATCGGCGGAGTAGCCCGCCTCTTTTAATGCGTCAACCCGGTTCGTCACGTCGGACACACTCAGCCCCAAAGCATCCAAGCGCATGGTTGACTGATTCGCCAGCGTTAAGGTAACTTGGTTCATATCCCAACCAAGTTTTCCCACCAATGAGGCAAGTCTAACCGTTTCTTCGCTGGTATCGGCAAGCCCCAGCGACATGATGCTCGTTGCCGATTTCATCAGTTCAAAGTCTGAGATTGTGCCACGTGTGGCGGTTTTTAGATCGCCTAATAGGGCATCAGCAGTTGAACCAATAGAGCCAGCCAGGGCGGTAAATTGCTGTTCTGCCCTTGCCAGTTGCGTGCCTTCGGCGACAAACTCATACGCCTGTTGGGCGGCTTGTCCTACTTGTTGGAAGATTTGGATTGTCTGATTTAGAGGGGTGGCGATAGCTCCCCATGCCTCGCCTATGCTTTTCCCAGTTTGACCCAACTTACCAAGCGCACTGGTCGCCTGATTAACGCCATCGCCCTTGTATACAAAATCAATGATCGCCTGTAACCGGGTTGCCATTCTCTTGATTCCTCAGTTTTGCCATGCGTTGCTCTAATAGCTGGCTTACTAGCTCGAATGCCTGGGGGTTGCGGTTGGCCCATTGGGTAGTATGGCCCGCACTGGATTTATAAGCGGAGTAGGAACGGTAAACGCTATCGGCATAACCCGCCCGCCTTACCATCCCGGCGGGCCAATCGTGCCAGCCGCCGCCGGTAGGATTGCCCCAACGATTAACCCGCAAAACAAACCGTAGCTCTGGCGGGGGTGAATCGAGTTCGCCCTCGATGTATTCCACCACCGCCATTGCTAGTTTGGGTCAATCTTGGTTATCCCCTCGTAAACCTGCTCTACTTCTTTGCCGATTTTCCAGACAATAGCCGGGTGCATATCGTCAACAATAGAGCCGTTAAAAGCGTACTCTGTGCGCTTGACGCCGTTCTCTTCTACCGTTCGTTTGGCCGCGTTGGGGGTGACAAACCAACCCGCCCCAATCGCCGCCCGGAGATAGCCACCGTATTTACTGGAACTTGGCATAATGAGCCGTGTTGGTAGTCCAATTAGCTCCATCTCGAATTTCTCAAGGTCTGCCTGACGGTAGTCATCCTTCAATTCGTACACCGGCATTTGTGCCTGGGGTAGTTGTTTTGTCATTACGCGGCCGCTCCTGTGGTAATGTCATCCCACACAACGGTAATATCCAACAGGCTAATCGTGCCAGGGCTGGCCGCACGGTTAGCGGTGATAACCGTCGCCTTGCTTGCCGTGTGTTCGATGTTGCCGGTCGTGTCGCCGTAGGGGTGAAACTCAACCGTTGTATAAGTCGTTGCCGGAGCAAACGCGGCCGCTTTGGTTGTGTCGCTACTTTCCATAGCGATGGAAAATTGCAAGGAGATGGTTCTATCTCCGGCCTCATGTTTCATGTAACCGTTGCACCGGTAGGTCAAATCTTCTACCCCATCGTTAAAGTTTGCCACCTGCAAACATGAGGCAGTGGTATAGGTAACTGTGCCTAGTTTAATACTAGGCGTTGATTTCTTTGCCATCGGTATTCTCTCCTGTTGCCTCGCCCGTTTCCTCTATGACGATGCCAATTGCTAAAAAGATTGTTAAGGCTTCTTCGCTTACCAATTCCGGGTTAAATTCGTCGCCGGGGTTGGTGTGCGGTTCGGTGTTAATATGACCCATCGCCCGGTATCGTTTCCCCGTTGCTTTTGTTTGTTTCTTGCTCATTCGTTCCCCCCGGCGGAGTAATTACTACCGGTTAAGGTGGCCTCTAACGCCCAGTAATCAATCCCTGCCACTGTCACAATAATTGACCTGATGGTATACATCACATACTCCATAACGCTCATAGCGTCGAATGCCGTTTCCATGTTGTCAACCATTGTGATCATCGCTTCGTAATTGGCGGTCTGGGTATTCTGTGGCACTGGTTCAATCGCCACATAATAGGTACAAGTTCGGCTTTTGTTCAGGTCATCACAGCTGATAATGATGCTGTTTTTGTCCACCCCGAACGGTTGCGGCCACGATGCGGGCAACTCGGCGGTATTCAGTGATGTTGGCGGGAAAGTAAACCGCTTATTAACGCCTGTTACCGCGAGAGCTTGAATGGCCGCCAACCATGCCGCGTTTGTGGTCATATCTTCACCCGCTTGTACGGGCGCAAGAGCATCCGCACATCTTGGGGAATGCCCGCCGGAATTTGGATAACGCCCGCCTCTGGTATAGCTGTCGTGTCAAATACCTGCGCGTCTTTTTGTTTGTACATATAACCCGCCCATCGTATGGTTGCCTGGGTAATGTCGGCGGGGGGGTTCACTGAATAAGCCCACTTGCCCGCAATGCTGATGGCATCTTCCCATACCGTGCTATATGTCCAGGTTGACGAGTAATTTTGCTTAATGCGAATGGCATAAAAGGGCGTCTCGTTTTTGGGGATGGTGGTGTAATAGGTGCTACTGATAGCCGTGCCGTCACCATTGGTGACGGTTGTCACTTCGCAAAGGTCATGGTCAAGGTACAAATCACGCCCGTCTATGATATGCTCACCGATGGCGTCAAAATAGCGGGTACTATCTGACGCGGCAGAAAAAGTGCGCCCGGTATAACTATCAACCGCCTCTGACGCCCTGACAATAATCGACATTAGCAGTACATCGTCAGTCGTTGCCGATATGCCAAGATAAGTCTTGAGTTCGTTTAGGGTGGTGTATTGTTGAGCCATTTACTTTTTACGGCGTTGCCTGACGACTTTTGTACCCTCTGGTACGATAATCTCATCAGGCGAATTTTCGTCCTGCACTTCGGCAAAGGATTCCGGTGAATCATTCATCAACAGGCGGAATAGTTTCTCGTCTGCCTCGAATACATCCCCCGGCCTGTAAAATAGTTGCCGGTTCTCATACCGGCTGAGGCAGATTAGCTTCATGTCCGTTTCCCTGTGCTACCTTTTGCCGTTCGGCTTTCCATTCGGCATATACCGCGCTGTTATCATAGTGCATCGGATAAATTCCACCGTCGCCCCAATTATTGTGGGCGTACAGATGTCCACCGGGCGCAAATGAACGGGTCAGGGTATCCATTACTTCTCTAAATTCGTCCGGGTGGATATGTTCCAACACGTCAAGGGCGACAATAAGGTCATACTTGCCCAGTGGCGCATCCTGAATCCTGTCCAGTTGACCATATCGCCCAGGCGGTATTGCCCAAATTCACGCAACACGCCGGGCAGTTCAAATACATCTACCTGATTTGCCCCGGCTAATAGCTCCGCCTCTACCCCTAACCCGGAGCCGATAACCAATACCCGTTTCCCCTTGTAATTTGCCAATGGCTCTATGATACGTTGATAAGCTGGCTGGCAGTTCCAATAGAGCAAATCGTATAAATAGCCGTTAGATTTGTTGCCATAAAACGCCCGCACCTGCTCCGCGCTTTCTGGCATCTGTTCAAGCCAGGGGGTTTTTACATTGCGCGATGCGTCAAGAGACTTGGCAACAATTAGATCGGGGTCTTCCCCCGTGAATCGGCTAATCTCCAGGGCCAGATTTTCATACCGCTTAATCAATGCCGCCTTACCGCTGGCATGCAGATAATCGTGATAGCTGTCCCAGGTGATATTGAGGCTAGACAGATGCCCGGTCTTAACGTGTGTTGTTGCCCCTAGCCGAAATCCCATCTCGCGGGCGTCCAGGCTAAAGGCTACATCTTCGCTCATCTCTTTGCCACGCGGATAATAAAACCACTCAAACTCGTTTATGTCGTTATCGCCTAACATCTTTACCAGCATGTCGCGGCGGAACAAACAGGCGTGAGTACCTACCACGTCAACATCACTTACCCCGTCATCGTCGTACACCCAAACATCCGTCATTACCCCTAGTACATTCCGTTTCATCCAAATAGCCTGGGGGGGCCAGCCGCGCCGGATGTAAAACGCTTGCAAGGCGTCATACTCATAACCTGGCTCATAGGTTCTGAACTGCTCAATGAAGTCGGGCTCAACAATGGCGTCACTATCCAGGGTTAGCAGGGTGTCACAGTCGGATTCTTTTAGGAAAGTGCGAACAATCGAATTGAGGGCTTTGTGTGCCACAAAACCACTCACTAAATGAAAGCGGTCATCCTTGCGTAGACCACTTTTAATCAGTTCAGACCAAACAATAACGAACCGTGCCTCTACTTGTTTTTCAAGGCGGGTTGCCAAAAAGATTTTGCCCCAATCGTTCATAGTGTTTTGTGTGGGGGGATGGGATTACCCTATCCCCCCGCTAATGTGTGGGTACTAGTCTGGGTCGAGTTCGACGTACAAAAACACGTCAACATCAGCCGTATTGGTTGGGTCAAGGGTGGTGGTGGTGCTAACGGATACCCCCAACGTATCACCAGCGGCAAAACGCACCGTTCGCGGCCGCGCTACGGCGTAGCTCCCGGTGGCAGTGGAAGATAGCACCGGGGAAGGTGCGCCGCTTTGGGTGTGTTCTGTACCAGCGGCATGGGATTTGATGGTAATTGTCCCGGCGGTCAAGGCGGCGGCCGAGCGTCCAGAGATTGCCACGACGCTACCGGCAACCGGAGCCACCCACAATGTACCCGCGCCGCCAAGTATCACTTTCGCCCGTTGTGAGATTCGTCTTGCTAAACGGAATCGCAATAGTCGGGCCGAATTTAGGATTGAATGTATCAGCCATAATTATTCACCTTTTCCTTATACCAGGATGTTATACACGCCGCCGGTGTGGGTGTTGGTTGACCGTGTGCCGTGAGCCGCAACCGCTTCACGCAACGACGTGACCATGATGTATTGACGTTTGCGGATATCCACATCAGTCTCAATCAGCAGTTGACGCCGGAAACCTGCATACCACATCATCGTGTTAACAACGGAGAACGAGCCAAGTGTATTAGACCCGGCGGAGTTCACTTTACCGTCAGACTGCGCCAACGGGTGAGAGGCGGATACGATGATCGGAATGCCGCGATAGCTGGCGAGTTGCCCGGTGCGGATAATGGCGTCAGGGCCGAACTTGTCCAGGGTGCTTACATACTCGCCCGGTGCGCCCGTGCCAGTCGCCAAGAAGCCCTTCAAGTAGGTTGACGTATCACAGACAATCATGGTTCTGCCTGGGTCAACTGCGTATTTGCCCATCTTTGCCAGAATACCCACAATGTCAGAATCTACCAGGGCATCACCCCCGGCACTGTTGCCCATCGCGGTATTGTCCACTAGCCATTGATGCCGGATGCCGTCCTGCCCGTCTGACAAATAGCAAGAATCGGCGGCGGGGGCGGCGTCGTCGCTGTTGATATTGCCCGTCGCGGCGTTGGTAGCGTCAGCATTCAGGGCGAAGTCGTCAATGATTTCGCCACCCGATTGAGCCAACCGCGCCCGTAAAGCCGGGGCCAGCGCAATCATGGCATCTTCTTCCAGGGTGTAAGACCAGTTCTGTTCCGCCAGCAGTTCGGTAGCCGTCAGGGTTGACTTGGCGGTACTGGGGTCGCTGGTAGAGGTGGCAGAGTTTTCCGTGCCTTTGCGCCATGTCACGCTCCCCAATCCCAGGGGTACATCGAAGGGGTTTGTGGGCATGGGTACGACTGTCATGGCGTTGACCACACGAGAGGCCAGGAAAATATCATCCCACAATTGCCCCGCCAAGTTGGTAGGTACAAGTTCGTCCCCTGTAGCCGAACCGGTAGAGGTTAGGGCTTTAATCATGTCGGACAAATCTTGGCTAGGCGGGCGCACGTCCTGCACACCATGAATACCCAGGCTCTTTTTAGCCATCTGGGTTTCCATCATGCGGTGAGCAATCCAGAGGTCAACCGGCTTGACGTTCTTGCCCAGTTCTCGGCTGTAACCCTTCGCGGCAAAGTCGCGGGCGATGTTGTAGTAGCGGTTGGACTTAGCAACGCCGCGTAATGTCGCATCGGTGTAAACATCTTCACCGGGAACACGCCGCACGGGGTTAGCTTCTTGCATGGCGTTGAACCGCGCCTCGGCTAACTCGTTAATCATGCGTTGGAATTCCTGGTTACTTTTCAGACTATCAATTGTGGCATCACCAAGACGCCCGCCAACAGTCCTTTGGAATTCGGCTAACTGTTGGGTAAGGCGGTCAACCGCCTGCGCTGATTCGCTCATAATCCTTGCTCCTTAATGGTGGCTATTAAGGTTTGAATAGCCGTACCAATTGCCTGTACCTGTTCCGGCGTCAGTTCGTCATCCCCCGTTTTGTCCTCTGGCGTTGCCGTCGCGGGTGCGCTTGCCGCCTGTAGCTGTTCGCCCTCTTGAGGCGTTGCGGGAATAGTCGCCACATTGCCGGGTTCGTTTTTAATTGAATCACCTAAAAGCAGGTGCTTAAACGTGGGGTATCTTGTCGCCAGTGATTTAACTAGCGTTATCTGATGCTCTGTAATTTGGCGGGGGTCTGCGGGGGTAACTGTCAAGGCATAGCGCATCAGGGGCCATTGGTCAATACGCCCGCCGGTCTTAATTACCTTGCCGGGGATTGCCTCAGATGAACCGCCCAACATGCCCGCCATCGCCAACGGTTCAACCAATTCGCGCACATACCACTCGCGGCGGTTCAGCACCGCACGGGCTAACAAACCAACGTCATCTTTACGCGCTGTTATCCAATCTAGCATCCCTAACGGGTCATGGCGTCCGGGTTGGTTTAGCTCATGCCCCTCTTCGTCCATATCGGG